ATCTGGATGCAAATCCCTTCTTGCTGAACACACCGGATGGTACCTATGACTTACGAAAAGGCATGGCAGGTATGAAACCGCATGATCCTAACGACCTCATCACAAAAATAACGGCAATCGCACCTGGAGATGATGGTGCAGATTTGTGGAGAGAAAGCCTAAACACAACCTTCCAAGGTGATCAAGAGCTCATTGAGTATGTTCACAAGGTTGTTGGCCTTGCCGCAATCGGTAAAGTGTTTGTAGAAGCACTCATCATTTCCTATGGCACAGGTTCCAATGGCAAATCAACCTTCTGGAACTCCATCAACACAGTCCTTGGTTCCTATGGTGGTCAGCTTAGTGCGGATGCTTTAACTGTCCACTCACGGTCGAATGTAAAGCCTGAGATGGCCGAACTGAAAGGCAAGCGGCTTGTGATTGCAGCAGAGCTGAAAGAAGGTGTCCGTCTGGATACGTCTATGATCAAACAGCTATGTTCTACAGATCAAGTCTATGCCGAGAAGAAATACAAGAGCCCATTTGGTTTCAAACCAACTCATACCCTAGTGCTTTACACCAATCATCTGCCACGTGTAGGTGCTAATGACTCTGGTACATGGAGAAGATTGATTGTCATTCCTTTTGATGCATCGATCACTGGTAAGTCAGATATCAAGAATTATTCTGACTATCTAGTGAGCCATGCAGGGCCAGCAATTATGAAATGGATCATTGAAGGAGCACAACAAGTCATCCAAGGTGGCTTTGATTTAGTGCTACCTGCCTGTGTACAGAATGCAATCAGTGCCTACAGGGAATCAAACGACTGGCTGTCTCATTTTCTGGATGATTGCTGTGAACTTGATAAGACCTATATTGAAAAATCTGGTCTGCTGTACCAGCAATACCGTCAATATGCGCAGGCTAATGGTGAATTTATCAGAAGTACGCAGGACTTCTATTCATCCTTGGATACTGTTGGTTTTGATTCTTACAAAACTAACAAAGGACGTTTCATCAAAGGGCTCAGATTGAAGTCGGATTTTACTGATATTTGAGCAAAAGTGACACTCGGTGTCACCCTAATATAGAACTTTTACTAGGAAGAAAAAAAGTAAAAAAAACACTATATAAAAGTTTAGTATACAAGGTTCACCGAGTGTCACTTCCACAAACTTGATGCAAGAAAAAACAATCGAAAAAGCCTTAATTGATGCGGTTAAGCAGCATCATGGCCTTTGTTTGAAATGGGTCTGTCCTGCCTTTGCTGGAGTACCCGATCGAATCATCCTGCTTCCTCACTCACGCATCGCTTTTGCCGAACTGAAGGCACCTGGAAAGAAAATGCGCCCATTACAGCAGCGACGCAAAGCACAGCTCGAGCAGTTGGGCTTCAAAGTATACTGCATCGATTCAATATCGATGATCGAAGGAGTAATCCATGAAATACAAACCACATGAGTATCAAACCTATGCCACACAGTTCATTGATGAGCACCCAGTCTCCGCCATCTTTCTTGATATGGGCCTTGGCAAGACTGTGCTGACCTTAACGAGCATCTTTGATCTTCTCTACGATTACTTTCTGGTTAGCAGGGTCCTAGTGATTGCGCCATTACGGGTTGCACGAGACACCTGGCCAGAGGAGATTCAGAAATGGGACCATCTGCATTTGCTTTCCTATGCTGTTGCTGTGGGAAGTGAAGAGCAGCGAAAAGCAGCCTTGCTGCAGAATGCAGACATCACGATTATCAACCGTGAGAATGTTACATGGCTGATTGAGCAGTCTGGTCTGCCCTTTGACTTTGACATGGTAATCATTGATGAACTTTCTTCCTTCAAGTCATGGAAGGCCAAGAGGTTCAGGTCCTTAAAACTTGTCCGGCCATTTGTAAAGCGGATTGTTGGCCTCACTGGCACCCCTGCTTCCAATGGCTTGATGGATCTTTTTGCGGAATTTCGCATCCTTGATAAGGGTGAACGCTTAGGCAAGTACATCACTGGCTATCGAGATAACTACTTCCGGCCAGAGAACTATTATGAAAACTGCCACAGCTATGTTCTGCTGCCTGGTGCAAAAGAGAAAATCTATACAAAAATCTCAGACATTACAATCTCCATGACATCTGCTGACTATCTTCAGCTTCCCAGCCTCATCACCAACACGGTCTCTGTTGAAATGTCCAAGGAAGAAAAGAAGATCTATGACACCATGGCAAAACAGATGGTGGTGTCCCTGCAGGACACAGAGATTGATGCAGCCAATGCGGCAGTCCTTGTTGGCAAACTATCTCAGATGGCCAATGGAGCGATTTATGATGAAAACAAAAAGGCGATTCACATTCATGACCGCAAGCTGGATGCATTGGAGGACCTGGTAGAGGCAGCCAATGGCAAGCCGGTTCTTGTAGCGTATTGGTATCAGCATGACCTAGAGCGCATCAAAACACGCTTGCCACAAGCAAGGCAATTGTTGTCTTCCAAAGATATCCAGGACTGGTGTGCAGGTACAATCCCTGTCGCCTTGATTCATCCTGCATCTGCTGGACACGGGTTGAACCTGCAGACAGGTGGCTCTACACTGATCTGGTTTGGCCTTACTTGGTCTCTGGAACTTTACCAACAGACCAATGCCCGACTGCATCGTCAAGGTCAAACTGAAACTGTCGTCGTTCATCACATTGTCACCAAAGGAACAGTGGATGAAGACATCCTGAAAGCATTGGAGCAGAAAGACCTCACCCAGCAGTCTTTAATCAATGCAGTAAAAAAGGTGATCCAATGAACAACATCAAGGAAACCATCAAAGCTCTGTGTAACTATGATTCCATGAAGTTCATCATTGCTAACACCCCGCGTAAGATCAAAGAGGTAGAAGATGCAGCAGCAGCCATCCACTCCCCACTCATGGATGGCATGCCAAAGATCCATAACAACAATGCCCATGAAGAGAAACTGCTGCATGCCATCGAACTTACAGATGTCTATGCAAGACGATACTATGCGGCCGTCAAATTCATTCAATGGTTCGAACCCGCCTGGCTCCACTTATCAGATGATGAACGATTCATCCTCACGGAATGTTATATGACCAGTGGACAGGAACAGTGCATAGCCATATATACCATCATGGATCATTTCAGTATTGAACGCAGTTCTGCTTACAACAAGAAAAACCGTGCCATACAGCACCTATCTGTACTGCTGTACGGTGTCACCATGTAAATGAGTAATTTCGCGGACAAACTTAGGCAATTCAGGTGCTAGTATGGTAGTAGGTTAATACGAGCCATTGACTATAGTATAGTATTTGCTATACTAAAGATGCATCAAAAAGAATTAGCAAAAAGCGGTGAACCCTACCTAGTGGGAGTTGAAAAAGCGGTGAACTCTACCTTAGTGAGAGTCGAAAAAGCGGTGAACCCTACCTAGTGGGAGTTGAAAAAGAAGTGGAGCGAAAGCTCCACAATTTTTTTAAGGGGAGAACGAGTATGTCTATAAAGCTTCAGATTGTAACCATTGATTCACAATACTGTAATGAATTAAGAAAAATTGATTACAGAATTCCTGATAACAATAATTCCAAAGCACCAAGACCCTTCATTGGCATACTGTTTGAAGTATCTGGAATGAAATACTATGCTCCACTATCTTCTCCAAAACCAAAGCACCTCAAAATGCATAATACATGTGATTTTTCCAAAATTGATGGTGGAAAACTTGGAGCAATCAATTTCAATAACATGTTTCCTGTTATTGACGAAAAAAGTGGAAATCCAGTAATAAGAAATGTAAATCTCAATTCATCGAAAGCAACCACACAAGCAGAAACTGACTATGTAAACTTGCTTGTTGATCAAACTAATTGGATTGAAAAGAATAAATTTCAACTAATATCTAAAGCAATCACATTAAGAGAGAAATATATAAACCATGAGCTTGATCAAAGAATTGTGGATCGTTGTTGTGATTTTGTCGCGTTAGAAAACTATTGCCAGATCAAAATAAACTAAATCATCTCAACTGAGTAATTTCGTGGACAAACTTAGGCACTTCGGGTGCTACTATGGTAGTAGGTAAATACGTACCAAACTCAACTGAGTAATTTCGCGGACAGAGTTTGGTAATAACAGTGCTATTATGTTAATAGCCAATAAGGCCAAGAGCTCTCAGACCGTACCCCTAGGCGATCTGTGGGCTTTTCTTATGAAGAAAACACATGCCATACAAACCAAAGAAGCCCTGTGCTTACCCTGGCTGTCCAGAGTTAACTGACGGCCGCTATTGTGCTAAGCACCAGAAGCTGGTCAACAAGCAGTATGAGAAGTATGATCGCAACCCTGCTACTCGCAAACGTTACCAAGGCGAGTGGCGTAAGATACGTGACCGGTACATCCATGACCACCCTCTTTGTGAGAAGTGTCTGGAGGAAGGAAGGTTCACTCGTGCTGAGCACGTCCACCACATTCTTCCCTTATCCCAAGGAGGTACGAATGAAGAAGACAACCTCATGTCGGTGTGCAAATCCTGCCACTCTCGGATCCATGCAGAGATGGGAGACAGGTGGGACATACCCTAGGGGGAGTCAAATCTCTACTGACTGACGGTCAGTCAACGGGCGTAGGGTCACACGCACAAAAATTGGCTTTCAAAGGGGGTATTAACCCCAGGAGGTAAATACATGGCCAAGGATGGTACCAGACGAGGTGGAGCCAGACTTGGTTCCGGCCACAAATCGAAAGCATTAACAGAAAAAATCAATGAAGGGAAAGCTGCCACCATTATGGATCTTCCCTCTCCGACTGAAATCAATGGAGAGGACATGCCACCGGTAAAGGCTTACCTCAAAGAGAAACAAAAGAACGGCAAAGACTTAGTCGCTGCCGGT